CTTCGCAGTGCACCACTTTTGTTCATCAATTCCAAACTAATGGAGAAAACTTTATTGAATAATTCTAGTCGGGCATACAGTTCTCTAAAGATAATATGTGGAAACTTCCGGTTCTACCGGCATGCAATACATACTAATCTAAGAGACTGTCCCTAGTATCTGAATTATCCATATTCTCCACTTCGCTTGCGAAATGGAAATTGACGACCATCACTATCGAAAGTAAAAGATTTTTAAATTTACTTTCTTGGGTGTGTTCAAAGCACCCACCATCTAGTGACGGCAATTTCTTTTTGTAAGAAGATTAATTTTGAACAAAATCGATGGAGAGAAAAACTCTCAGAATTCACCTGTCAATGACCTGGTTCGAATTCTAAAAGATTCTCTAAATCGATCCGATTGGCTGAAAAGATTTCCATGTCCACCTGTCATAGACCTGGTTCGGACATTAAGACCTCTTCAATTGAGATTTCAGAATGATTTTGTCATTCACCTTTCCCTAAAGAAAAGTTTATCAAAAATCATTATCTGAAAGAATATCTAAATCAGTATCATTCTCATCATTCACTCCCCAAAAAATAGGGAGTTTATCCGAAAAGAATCCAGTTTGGCTATTAGGAATAGAATATTCCTTACCAAATTTAAGACTCGAAGATACTACATTAAGATTCTCAAACCAATCGCAAAAATCCTCTGTTATTTCATCTGTTATAATCTGATCAGGAGAAAGGGTCAAAGACTTTGTCCCTTCCTCTCCAAATAATAAATCAAATTCATCTTGGTATTCTTTCCACCCCGGAAAGTCACCAAGCGATCCTCCTATATACTCAACAGGACAAATATCTTTCGAAATATGTTGAATCATCAGCTCAAGAGCTGCGATTCGACTACATTCTAATAAATAATTTGCCTTATTCTTCTTCACAAATCGATAGTCCACTTCTAGGAAATCCAATTCTGGAAATTGCAGCAAGTCAAACTTGCCTTCATGCAAAATCTTATGAACTAGATCTCTGAAATAAGGACGACGATCAGAAGAAGAACATCGAGAGGAGAACTCTCTGAGTTCTTTATGGGATAGATCACCAGTCACTTCATCTTTCGGAACTTCAAAAGCCTTTAAAAAGGGTTGAAGTTGTTCATTCAATGTTTTATGACCCCAAAGGTCTCCTTCGAGTTTTTTTGATTCCTTACCCCGGATAACCGGAATAGGAATTGCATCAAACTCTGTCCCAGGAATAGCAATAGCTTTCCAAAATGGACGAAGAAGATCTAAGAGATAGACATTTTTATGAAGTGATGGATCAAATTTGATTTTGGTTCTGTCTGTAACGTCAACAAGAGCAAGACCTCCTCTTTTCTTCCCAACAAGGAGAGATCGAGGAGTCTTTTTTAGCTCCATTAAGTTACGTTTCAAGAATTCATAGTGAACCCAGTCTTCTGTACCCCAATAAAATTGGGTTTCTTCAAAACAATATCCAAGAGTAGTTCCTACACGAGTTTGGCACGAAGCCTTACCTGTATGAAGAACATTTCCTCTATAGAAAAGTTGTGAATTAATAGTACAGAAATCTGGATCGATAAAATTCTTTCCCATCGATAAAGAGAGTCCTACCTGAGGAGCCATACTCTTCCATTTTTCAATGCAAGAGTCGGGTCCTTTGGCAACGACATCATCTCCATTAATGAGATAAGAATGTTTATCAAATCCACAGTATTCCATTAGACAATCATTGTGAAAA